GCTGGTATTTTGGCGGCGTTCTGGGCTGCTAGCTGTGTTTTAATTGTTCAGCCAGACGCGGCAATAAAATCGTTTCGTTTTTTTCTCGTATAAATTTACATAATGTCCGCCAACTTTGCGGGCAAAATCAATAAAATTTTCAACTCTGTTTATATTTCGGTATTTCTTTGGGGTAATTTCTTTGTGATCCTCAAAAAAAATAATTGCTGTGTAATATTCCATTTTATGTATATTTGCAGTGAAAGGAAAATAAAGCAGTTAATTAGGGTTAATTGTTTTGTCCAGGCGGTCAAATTTTTGGCCGCTTTTTTTTGCAATTAACTTTAAAAATTCAATGTCGTCTGGTTGTAATAAAACGCCGTTGTACTCTATGCGCCAGTTGGCGCCTTTCTTTACTAGCTTAAAATGTTTGTGCATAAGCATATAAGCTATAAATCGTTTAGTATCTTTTCTCATTTGTTATAAGTTATGTTGTAGTAATGATTAGATAATTCATTTTCAGTTGCATCATAAAAATCCTGTCTATTACCATAATTTACAGCTTTTATTATCTGCTCTTTTTCTTTTTCAAGTGAATTGGTAGCACATTCAATCACAAAAGATAAACCTTCTTTATATCCTTGTGTAAATTCATTTCTTTCGTTACGTATTCTTTCAATATTTCTTTTTAATCTTTCAATTAATTCTTGCATTGCTGTTTGATTAGTACCGTTTTTCATAAAGGTTGTTTTCGTTTTTATAAATAAATTTTTTGTCTATCCAAATTTTGCAAAGTTGCTTGGCCCAGTTGGTACCCTTTGCGTTTTGCTCTTGTATATCAGCTATCAAATCTTTGTAACTTATTGGGTGAAAAACAAGTACGTTTATTAAACTTTTGTGGTAAAGTTCTGTAAATTGTTTTGGGTGCTTTTCAGTGTCTTTTTTGCTTTCACCTTCAATAGATATTTGCTGCCAGTTTCCAGCCATATTCATTAATACCACTGGATCAAAATCTTCACTGGATCGTAAAAACCTCGGTTGTAAAGTAAACGTCTTTTTGTCCTTATCCTTTACAATTTCTAACGTGCTAGAAGCCCAGCGATCACAATTTGATCCCAGGTGTCCTAATGTCTGGGCGCCCAGGCCTTTACCCTGGTGAAGTACGCCCACAAAAAGACAGTTGTAAATTTTAGTAAGTTTTTTAAACCAGTTAACTAGCTTGCGGCTTTCTACTTCGCTGTTATAATCAAATATAAGATCCAAAAGGCCGTCAATTATAACAATCGGGCAATCTGGGTTATTTTCTAAATAATTAACAATTAAGGCCCTTATTTCGCTTGGGCCGTCCTCGCGCACTGTAAAGCAATCAGCCCAGGGCGGTAGGTTGTTTAAATTAGAAAAGTGCTTTATTTTATTAACTTGTCTGTAAAAATCAAAATCGCTGCTTTCAGTGTCAAAATAAGCTATTCTGCGCCTTCCTTCTGGGAAATGCACTTTCATACCAAAAACGTCGCCTGGTTGAAATGCAGAAGCTATTGCAGCGGCTAGAAAGGTACTTTTGCCCGCCTTTGGTAATCCACTAAAAACGATAAAATTTTGGATAGTTCCAATGGGTTTATCGTCAATAGTGAATATTACCTGGCTTTGGGGGGGTATGAAATCGGGCTTGTATTTTCTTTGTGCTAGTTTTTCTTCTAAAGTTAATTTGTCTTGTCCGTTTGTCATTAGATCCTTTGTAAAAAAGCGGTTAATATAGCTGCTATTGTTAGGGCAATTACAGCTTGCTGGTTATTAGTCAATTGAAATAACTGGTGCAGTTTCTTTTTCATTTTCTATTTTTTCTAGGGTTAAAAAATATTCATTTGCTAGCGTTTCGCACTCTCTTAAAAGTGTTGAAATACCAATATTACTTTTATTGTTTTGGCTTTCCTTTGCGCAAAGGATCTGCAATAAAACGTGTTCGTACTTTGTTAGTCCTGGTATTGGCGCCACTAGGCGGCCAAATTGATCCTGGACTGGCATAACTGGGAAAGCTGGGGCGTTTTTATCTATTTTCATTTGTATATATTTTAATTTGTTAATTCTAATTGTGCAATAGCGTTCTGAATTTCAAATTTTTTTCTAGTAAATCGTTTATTTAGTATTTCTAAAGTTGTTTTACATTCATGATGATTATATATTAATTGATCATTATGACTTATTTCTGCATCAATTTTTATAATTTCATTTTCTAATAATTTTATTACATCTTCCATTTGTCTAGTTTTTAAAGTTCGTTACTTATTTTTATTACAAATTTTTTTGCTAATTCTTTTGGTATATAATATTCATCACCATTTTTTGAAATAATTATTAATACCTCTTTATTATCTTCTTTATAAAAATCAGCTATTATATCTTCATATATATAGCGTTTTTCACTGTCTATTTCAATAAACATGGTTTCAGTAGAGTTAATAATAGTTATAAAAGTTCGCATAATTTAATTTTTTAAAGTTCGTTATTAGATTTTTTTTCTTGTACTGTAATCGATAAAAATTTATTGCCGTTCTGGCTGTCTTTGATCCAGCCAGCAACTTTATAAATTTTGTCATTCAATTTAAACGATCCGTTATAATCTGGATCATTGTCTTTTTTCTTAGGCCACTTATTCATTGATCCGTAGCCTTCTTTTAGGTTTTTTTCGTACTCTGTCATTTTGTTGGTTTTAAAAAGTGATAAATTTTAAATAGGTAAAAAAGTATGTAAGCGCCGCTGTATGTCATTAAACACACTGGCACGCTAACTGCAACAAAAAATATTATTGCAGCAATTCTAATTAATTTACGTCGCATTGAAAACTATTTTCTAGCCTTTTAATTTCGTGCTGGTAGTGTTCCAGGGCTGCGTCTATTAGGATCCTTATTTCAAAGCAAAGATCAAAAGGCAAATCGTTTTCATTTAAGGATAAAAACTTACCAGAACTAGAATAGAAAAAAAATGTGCATTGTTCGTACGGTGAAAGTGCGCGTAGTGCTTCTAGGCGCAAAATTTTGTGTTGTAAGCTGGCTATTTCGCCCAGGATCTTACTGTCAGTTTTTAGGTGCATATATTAGGGTTTTTGTTTGTCGTTGGTAAAATTATAGTAAAAACGTTTAAACTACCAAATTTATTTTTATAGGGGCATAAAAAAGCCCAGTGTAGATACACCAGGCTTTCTTTTTGTACTAGACCATTGAAATTTATCTAACCAACTTTGCTTCTTATGCTAAAAATAGGGCTTTTTCCTCACTTCTGCGCCTTACCAGTCCTGGTAAAACTACTTTTTGACCGTTTACAGTACCTTTATTCCAGCGGTCAAATTGGGCCGCCACCTCGCTTTTAGGGGCGCCACTATTTAACAGCCTTAATAAAGTGCTATTTTTAAAGGCTCCGATACCTACATTATAAACAAAACTTGTTAAACTATCTAACTGGTTTTGGTTAATAGGTACCTTAACCAGGGCTTTAATCTGGGGTACAATTTTAGTTGTTTCCCTTCTTAACCATTCAACGGCCTTTTCTACTGTAATACTATCACCTAGCTGTACTTTACGCTTTGCGTCGTAATTGTAGGTAGATCCGTAACCAATAGTAGGTATTCCAACGGGATCAATATAGGCCCGTAAGTATTTATTTATATCGTCTGCTTCAAATCTTTTTATAAGATCCTCGGCCTTTGCTCCTATTGCCATTGTACTGCTTAATAAGATTAACGCCACAACAGTAACCACCAATATTTTTTTGGTTTGGCTAGTCATTATGGGCGGTTGTTTAAATTAATATCACTGTCCTTTGCGGCAAATAAACCCAGGCCGCTTAATATAGCTGTAACGCCAGTAGGTACATCACCTTTTAATACTGTTGCTATTCCGCTAATTACGGCACCTAGGCCAAATAGGCTTGTTTTCCAGTTCTTAAACATATCTTTTATTTTTTGGTAAAAAAATCTAGTTTTGTTTCAATGCGCGCTAATCTGTCTAGTATTTCAGTATTAGTTGTATTATGTCTAGATAAATCCCTTTCGATCTTATCTAAACGGTTTTTAGTAGTGAAATAAAACCCACCACCAGCGGCCACAAAAACAACTAAACTAAATAACAGATCCGTTTGCATTTTCTTCGTCTTTTAATATTTCACGCGCTATTGCATTGTATGCGTCGGCCGCTGTCATTGCAGCCGTTAAATTTTCAAATAAACCGCTTTTGCTTGCTGCGTCTAAAATTTGTTTTAAAATGGCTAGTGCTTGTTTGGTTTCCATGGTTTTTTATTTTAAAGGTTGATTAAGCTAGTGTAATATTAAGCTGCGTTGCGGCCCACTCATAAGCCCACTGGTTAACGTCTGGTTGCGCGCCCCATTGATCATACGTTGGTTCACCCATTGTTAAATTGCCGTCAGCTAGTTTGCTAGCGTCTGCGTCTAATAACTGGTAATAAAATGTTGCGCTATTAGATAAATTATCATTAATGATAATTAAACTAAAAAGTGTTGCTGTTACTTGTTGTCCGTTTACCCAAAGGGTTAATGGTTGTATTTCTTTCATAATATTTTAATTAAGGTACTATTGTTAAAATTCCAGCATTGCTATAAATATCACCACTTGATAATCCAGCTGCACTTGTTGGTAAACCAACTATTCTAAGTTTTGAACCGCCTACACTTGTCGTTCCGATAAGTAAAGTCCCGTTTAAATAGTTATTAGCAGTACCATTCATATATAGATTCCAACGATTAGTACCTGAAGCTATGTTACCATAGAAACCGTAATTGTTTGTAGCACCAATTAAAGTATTTTCAGCAAGAAAACCAAATTGATTTGTTATCGAACTACCTGCACCAATGCTTGATAAACTAGCATTATAATGTACTATATTAGTTAAACTAAAACTTGTTGCTTGAGTAGATGGATTACTACTAAATAAATATGCAATATTTGTAACCCCTGATTGTATTTGACCATCAGACACAACTCCAAAAGATGTTGTTGCACCAACAATGTTTTTAGATACTCTTAAAGAATATCCTGTCAAACTTGTACTACCTATACCAACTGAACCATTTGTATCAATTCTAACTTTTTCAGTTCCTGATGTATAAAAAGAAGCCGTTAATGATGTTGGAGATGCGTTGAAAATAGTAGATACTACCCCTGCATCAATTGCTCCTACATAAGCTACATTACCTGCGTTAATTCCTAACATACGCACAGACGTTCCTGTACTTGTTAATGATCTATAATATGATGCATTTGAAATTATAACATCACCTGTTACAGTTAAAGCCCCCTGCACCCTTGCAATACCATTTACATCTAATTTAAATCCAGCGTCTGTTGTTGTACCAATTAATAAATTTCGTGCTGCACTTATTCTAGCTGCTTCTTGTACGTTTGTTAATCCTGCGTCATATACGCCAAATAATATTGGGCTTGCCGCCGCTGTGGATCCGTTGAAAATACAAAAATCTCTATCTGCAGAACCTTGTATAAAATTGTTTGTATTTGTTGCAATACCTAATCCTGCTCTTTTTGTTGCTCCACTTGCAGCATTATCTATTCGTAAACTAGGAGATGTTGCACCAACTATTTGTATTCCATTATCACCAAAAGCACTTGCCACAACTAATTTACCTGCCCCTACAATGTTAGTACCAATTAATACTTGCCCCGTTGTCTTTTTTATTGTTAATGGAGCTTGTGCTGCTATTACATCAAATAATTCAAAATCATTTGCACCGCCATTGTAATAATTCCCTAAACGCCATAACGCTGAACCGCTTAATTGAAAAGCTATTCTAGTATCATTTAATGAAGTTTGATTTAGTTGTAAAATAATACTTTGTGTACTATGCACGTCTAAACTTGCACCTGGTGTATTAGTATTAATACCTAATCTATTGGTACTATAATCAAATACTAAATTGTTGCTTTCTCCTAAATTTGAAGTACTTGTCCAAATACCAACTCGGTATAAAGATCCACCACCCGTAATTGCTCCAGTACCTGGGCCGCCGATTAGATCCCACCCATTTCCATTATCACGATAAAATTCAAATGTATTTGTAGAAACAAAGATCCGCCCAATAAAACCAGCTGCGGGCCTATTGGCTAAAACGTCTGCGTAAAACGCTGGCGTTTGTCTTTGGTTTAATATGGATAAATCTATATTAGGCATTATAATAAATAATTTTTCTTAACAGTTACCAGGTTGTTAAATCCCCCTGAATTAATAAAGTTAGCAAAGAAACGGCGCGTTGTAAATTCACCCTGGTTTCCTTCGATCTGTAAACTTTGGTTTTGTTGCAATACAACGTTTTCAATCTGCACTGCATTGGATCCGTAATTGATAAACAGAATACTGTTACAATCACTTGTAACGTATCCGCTAACGTCATACGTTGTAAAGTTTACGTCGTATTTTATTAGATCCGCTGTTACTTTAAAATCAGCCATTTTATTTTAATTAAAGGTGAAGGGAAAATTAAATTGTGAACGGTACGCCCACTTTTTTAACTCCACTTACCTGGTTAACGTAATATGTTTGGAAAACTCCGTCTTGTTTGTGTTCTAGTTCACGCGCTGGCAAACTAAAATTTTTAATCTCGTCAACTATTGAAACGCTTTCAGTTAAAATAGCTGGTGCGGTTTGTGCTTGCTGTCCTGGCTGCGATGGTTGATCAACAAAACCTGGTTGCTCAATTTTTATATCAGCTTGTTTCTTTTTCATAAAGAAAAAATAGTAAGCTGCGGCCGCTGCCACCAATAACATTAAATTTTTGTTGCTCATATTTCAAACATTGATTTTTCTTCGTCGCTTAATAAATCCGCTGGATCCGT